CAACTCGATATATATACATCTTATCAGTACTCTTAGCAGAAAGAATTACATATGGAATATTAACATAAGTTCCATTAACTGATAAATTATCATATCTATTAAAATATTGTGACGCCATTAATTGTTGAATTGTTTTTTTCCGTTAAATAAATTTATATCATTATTAGTATTAACTGTACTGTATACATCAGCAATTCCTTGCTGCACTCCATTGGCTCCACCTCCTTGTGTTGTAAATTCCACAATTCTAGTTTTATTAGTTAAACTCACACCATCTTCATCTAATGGATTAAAATTTTCAAAAGCTTTATATTCTTGAGTTCCCTTAAAATCTTTTACAGATTTTATTTCAGCCTTTTTAAGGTCGTCAAAAGTTTTTTTCCAATTATTATTTATAAAATCTTCAATTATTGTCTTGGAATTTTGCACATATTCTGACTGAACGTTGTTTACTAAAGCGTTAACAAATTTTTCTCTCCTGTTTGACTCTATAATTTCGTTAGAGAAAATAGTGTAAACATATTTGTCTATTGAATTTGTAAAAGGTATAATTGGATTATATTCAGTAGTATTTCCACTTATAGAACTTCCTGAGAAATAAATTCTATTATTAACTAAAGAAGCATAACTACTTAGAGAATTTGCAACTATATAGTAATCATCCCTAAACTCATCCATTGAATTTTGGGTACCTTCAAGAATACCAAATAATAGATAAGTTTTGGGGTCCCCATTTGCTAATATTTTACCGTCTCCGTAAGCCGCAATAATATCCATTTTAGCTATTAAGTTAACATACTCAACTTGGAAATCTGTAAGTTTTTGTATGTAGGATGCAACCGAAGTAAAACTTTCGCCAATTATATTATTAATATAGGTTTTATAATTTTCTTTAATTTTTATTTTTGTAGTTGGTTGTAACGATGACGTATTTATCTGTATAGTTAAATTTTCAGTCCCAGCATCAATAGCCGCACTAATTATATTACCAATTACAACCAAATTTGTTTCCCAACTTCCAGGTTTTCCATAGATGGAAGTTAAGAAGTCATTTCTATAATATAAATTATCGTAATATCCTAAAGTGTAGTACCTGTTTCTGTTAATTTGTGACCAAAGTCCTATATTATACTCACTAACAAAACTTTCATATGAATTAGTAACAAGATTAAAGTACTCTTTAGTTTTTTCAACGAATCCGTTAAAGAACTGCGTATATTCTGTTGTTCCTGTTTCAACCCCAGAGTCGTCTCTATTTGAGGTTCTAAATACCCCTAAAGTTGTCCCTCCTTCGTTTTGTACCGTATCATTTACATTATTAATAGTTACCAATGGTTCTTCATTCCTTAATGTATTAATTAAAGCCTTGTCAACCGCCTCTGTTGATTCTGTCTCTTCAGCTCTTTCATCATACATTTCCGTATTTGCGTAGTAATTAAATGATAAAGCATTTTGTAACTTTTCAACAGGTCCTTGTAATCCATGTCCTCCAATCATGTTGAAATTTAAAGTTACCTTTGCAATCATTGGTTGGAATCCAATTCCATCCGGATTAAAGTCCCAAAGATTCTCATAACTTATTTGTAATCCGTTGGGTATAATCTTAGTATGATAAAAATCTCCAATTCTTAGAACTAAAACTGGTGGGGTACCGAAATTTGTATTAAACGCATCTTTATCTTTTAGAAAAGTATCAGGTTGTTCTCCTCTAGTTGGTATAGTTCTACCGGGTCTGACACATTGATTTAAAAATACAAGTCTTGAATTTAAACCTTCGGGTGTCATGGAGTGGAAAGCCGGATTAAAAAATTTAAATTTCTTTCTAAAACTTTCATACAAGAACGAGTCTTCTTTTTTTATTACTTCAAAATAATCAGACTCAGTTAATAATTTTCTTATTATTTTTTTACTTACCCCTTTCAGGTTTGATGCAACATCTTTATTAGCAGGTTTTGGTTTTTGTCCGACAACTGCATCTTGGTTTGGTATATTTTGGTCACTTGTAGTACTAGGTCCTGACTGTTCTGTAGGTGGGATTGGTTGTACTGTAATACTTGATATTCTGATAGCTCTACAAGATGTACCCCTTAATGAAAAATCTTTACTTTCCGTATTAGCATTCCAATTAATACAACTTAATTCATTGCCAGCACCTGCAGAAGTAATTAAGGAATCTGCGTCAAGTGTTCCTAAGTTTTCTCTTTTAAATATTATTTTTTTATCGTCAATGTAATTTTGAATGGTTTTATTATTCGCTAAAGTTGTTTGTGCAAAAAAGTTTACAACCGAATCCGCCCAAGCCGCCGATATACTATCATTACTAGCTCTTCCTAAAATCCTTGTCCCATCTAAAATTATTTGTATAATACCTTTATTATTTTCTAAAATATCAATTACTTGAGTTCTAAGTTCAACCATCTTACTGTAATTGGTTGGCAAAGCATCCTCAAAGAAAACTTGTAAATCAGTATATGCAGAATAAGGTGACTGTGTAGAAGCAGATAAATAAGCATCATAAATAACCTGATAATTTTGTTCTGATTCAAGTCCTGTGTATACTTCAGGAAAATAGAATCCGTAATTGACATACCCGTCTAAAGGTCCTGCAGGGTCTTCACTAACACTTGGTGACCCAGTGTCACCAGCTTCGTTTAAAACCTGCTTTTTAGCGTCAGTTGTTGTATTATTACTTTGTAAAATTTCTTGATAAGCACTTTCAATTGTTGACCTATCTAAAGTATTGAAATTTTTAGCTATTTCGTATATGTCGTATTTTTTTAGTCCAGCAAAAAATGAAGCTAAAACTTGTGTAACAACGTTTTCGTCACTTTCATTTTGTAGTATTTTTTTCACAACTAAATCGCTAACAGATGGGTGGTCTACAATTATACTCCAAGAAATACTAGCACTTCTATCGGTTTGTTCGTAAGTATAAATTGGTTCCGGCCTACCTAAAAAAGTATTAGAATTAAATCTTGGTGTTGAACTCTCTTGTCCTATAGTCAAGTCATAAGGTGGGAACCACATAATTCTTCCACCATTTGGTCCCTTTTCACAATCAGGTAATTCAGTTTGTTCGGGAGCCCCTCTCCAAGCCAAGTTTTCAATGGAAAACATATATTTTTTTACTTTTCCATCTTTAATGTTTGTTGACTCGTCACCTGTCGTTGGCGCAATGTTAAGATTATAGGTTGAGTCTAAAACCGAATATGTTGACTTTCTTATATTTCCATTTATTGCCGTTCCATCTTCATTTGCAGTATCCGATATAAGATTTTGAAAGGTAAGATATGGTGAGTCTTTCGTAAAAATCCGTCCGTACTCCATACCAATTTGTGAACCTCCTGATGTAACATATTTTTTTACGGCAGAACCTTTTGTAATTTCTTTATATCCGTCGTTGAATACTTTACTTACTTGGTTCATCGCATTACCTACATGTAAAAGTCTTGTAGGTCCTGAGGCTGGGGCCGAGTCAATAATTCTTTGAGTTTTGTCAAGTAAAGAACCTTTTTTAAATTCGTAATTAATCGACAATGAACCATTAAACTTGCTCGATACGTCCCCTCTAAATGATGGGTTTGAACCAAATCCTGTCTCTCCTCCAGTACCTACTTTTTGTCCAGCTTGTTGTACATTTTTACCGCTAGCCCAAGTAAATCCACCAGTTAAATTTTGGTCATCAATATAGGCATTTGTATTTGGTCCAAACTTGATATTACTAACAATGTCACCTTCAAACTCTTTTGCCATCGCATCAGGACCAAATACAGTTGTATGTGTTTTGTTTCCATACTCATCTGTAGGTACTAAGGCCTCGGGAGAGTTAATTAAAGAAGGGTCAGATGTTTGATTTCCAATATATTGATTACCAATATTATTATCTTTATCAAAAATATTGTCTATTACAAGTCCAACTTGAGTTCTATTTTCTTCGTAGTAAGGTTTGTATTTATTAAATCCTAAATTAGTAAAAAGAGCTGTTTTTTGCCCACTACCTGTATTATTTAAAAACTTTGTGGGTACGACTCCTGTTGATGTAAGGGGTGTTGTTGATTTATTATCGGGCCCTTCCAACTGTTGGTCGGGGGACATATTATATCTTGTTGGTTCTGTTAAATAAGAACCTTCAATTGGTGAAACAGGTATATAAGTCCCTGTAAACCTTTGTATTAGAAATGCCGTTTGGTCAAAAACTCCGTCAGGAACTGTAATCGAGTAATTTTTATATATTAAAGGTTGTTGTCCTGAGATAAGTAAGGACGCACTAAAAATATCTTGGAAAGCCCCTAAATTTACTCTACCAATAGTATTTTTAGTTAACTCTCTTCTAACCCTTTCTAAAAATGCATCTGCAACATATGTTGCAGATATTTGAGCAAGATATGAGTCACTGGCAAGTTGGTCAGAAATACCAAGTAAATTTAATACTCCAACTTTTTGAGTTCCCAATAAATTAATATCAGGTATTGTAAAGTTTGGATATTCTCCACCTATATCAGTTATACCTTTTAAAATATTATCACTAGCGTAGTACGAATATGAATATCCATTTTGTGGAGTATATCTATTAATTACCGCAGCAGTATCAATCAAAAATTCGTTTAATAATTCTAAATTAGCATATTGGTAACTATATTCTATTTGTTGTTCTGAACTACCTATCTGAACATTTCCTGTACCAGCTTGTTGCATTGATACAGACCCTCCTTTGGTTGTTACTATCTCAGCCGCATCTACCTTTTCAGGTGTACCATATGTGTTTACTAAAGTTGCTTCTAATGCCGAATCAAATACATCAACCGACAAATCTTTTTGATTTCTTGGGGATTGGTCATTAAAAAAATACTGAAAATACCTATTGTTTTCATCGGCGCTAAAAGCCCCTTCTACAACATAAGGTTTTAAATTTCTAGAAATAAGTCTAGTCCTAAATTCTAAAGAACCAAAGAAAGTCAACAAATTTTGAATTTGTGGGGTGTTTTCCGCCATTTAACGTTTTCTATATAAATAGATAATATAATATTTTTTCAATTAGAATAGATGTTATACAAGTCCTAATCCAGCCCTTTCTACCGCAGCAACAACTGCTTGTTGAACTCCGTTATCAATTTTAAGGATGTTTACAAGTTGTGCAGTATCAATACCCGATGGCAGTCCTTGGAATGTGTGTCTTACTTCAACAACTATAGGTGAACCTCCTTCTACTGTAAGTCCTTTTGTTTCTTCGGATTTTTGGCCTGCGTCTACTCCAGGTTCAGTTCCACCCGCTTGTTGTGCCCCTATTGGTCCAGGTACGGCTATTTGAGACAAATCTTCAGGAATACCTTCTTGGGTCGTATCTAAAGTTCCAACATCGAATCCTTCTTCAACTGTACCCATATCATAAGTATCTTCAGTATTTTTTAGTCCTAACTCACCAGTATCTATTCCAACATCGGACATTTCCTCCTCATAATTAATTTCAGGGGCGGCAACTGTCGCTTCTTCACCAAATCCAAATAGTCCGGCAATGTCTTCAAATCCGCCTATGTTTCCTGCAAATTTTTGGCCAAACCCAAAAAGTTTTTCAATACCCTTTGCCGGAACTTGTGGTGTTTGTTCTTTTAATCTTAATTCTTCCAAGAAGGATAATTGTTTTTCTCTAGCTTCTCTGATTGTTTTTTGTATTTCAGTTTCTTCAGGTTCTTTAATTTCTTCAGGTTTACCTGAAAATGGTTTAATTGTCCCATCTTCCGCGAATTCAGAAACAGGGTCAACCGGCCCAAAATCTTCCTCATCTTCAAAAATATTTTCTTTAGAAGGTGTCTCAAATTTTGTTTCTTCAACTTCTAAACTTGGTTTTGGCGGTGATGGTAACTTTTGATTAAAAACACTCATGTCTAACCCAAATGTTGGAGTTTTTTCTCCCTTATCAATATTTTTAGTTTCTTTTCCACCCTCTCTATATTCTTCGGGTATTTCTATACCTTTTTCTTTGTAGTGTTCAACTGTTTTTTCATCATATTTTAAATTTTCACCAGTGAAAGGATTTTTACTATATAAAAATTTCTCAACGTCTTCTTTTTCTTTACCTGATAAAATTTGAGAACTTTCCTTTACAATTCCATCAGATGGTGTTTCTGAAGAAATTGGTTCAATTTTAGGTGGTTCTTCTTGTGGTTTTATTTTACTTCTAGCTTCATCAATTTTTGATTTTATCTTACTTCCCTCAAACTTTTCTCCTAATTTACCAGCAAACTTTTCAATTCCTCCACTAAGTTTATCAGCACCTTCTTCAATTTTTTCCCTTAAAGTTTTTGGTTTTTCCACTTCTGCTGCGGCCTTTTCAACTCCAACTGATGGTGTTTCGGGAACTGTAGGAGTAACTGTTTGAGTTTCTTCTTCAACAGTAATTGCCCTGCCTCCAGCCATTTTTCTTGCAGTTTCTCTATCAATACTTTCTCCAACTATATTACCTTCAGCATCTCTTGCAACAAAAGTTTTAGGAGTTTCAGGTACGGCAGTAATTGGTTTTTCTTCTTCTTGTTTTCCTTTTAACTTTTCTTTTAGTCCCCCAATACCTTCTTTTATTCTTTTCCCAAGTGGTTGTTTTTCTTCTTTCTCAGGAATAGGTAATGATGCAAGAGTTGGTTTAATTGGAGCCAATCCTTTGTCTTCAATTAATCCTTTTGATTCAATTTTAGTATCAAATGATTCAACTTCACCTTCTTCTATTTCATATGATTTGTTCGCATATTCTGTAGCTCTTTTTCTTATTGACTGAAGAGTATCTTCATCTTCTTTACTTAGTGTTTTTCCATCAACTAACTTTTCTTTTTCAAATTTTTCAGCTTCCCTTCGAGCTTGGGTCGCTTTCATGTCATAATATTTTTCTTCAAGTTTGTCATATGGTTTGGTAAGAATATTACCTTCCATCATTATTTCCTCTTCTTCTTTTGTAAGTTTTGGTAATTCAAATTTCTCTCCAGGTGCTTTAGAAAAAGCCGCTTCCTTTCTTATTTTTTTACTAGCGTCTGGAAACTTTTCTTCAAGTTCTTTTAAATTTCCAGACTTAAATGCCAAGGATGACCTTATCGCAGTTTCTCCTTCTATTAAACTTTCAGGAGTTTCAATTTCTGTTTTTGGTATTGGTGGTGTTACAAATTTGGGTTCTTGTTTCTCAGGACCTATAAGTTCACTATCTTTTTTGGCCTGAGCCTTCATTTCATCAGTTAAAAAGAAAGCGTCCTTACCCTGTCCAACAATTTCAGCCCCACTAATTTCCTCCAACAATTTTTTATATCCTTCATATGCTGATGGTTCTTCAGTTTGTTCTGTTTTTTTAAATATTCCTCTTGTTTTACCTGTTGGTAGTGTTTGTGGTAACTCTTCTGTAAGTTCAGGTAGACCGGCTTGAGTATCTATTGTAGGTGTTTCAATCGTAGTCACTACAGGTGTTGGAACTGCTAGCCCTGCTTGAGCCATTGCCTGTTCCGCTTTCAAACTTTCTTCTTCCTTTGTTGGTTTAAATAAAACTCCAGTCCCTGCAGTTGCTTCTCCAACTAATCCTTCTTGAATTAATTTTTGTATTTTATCAAAATTAGTCTCTTCTCCTTCTGTTTTTTTACCAGCTGTAAGTAATTCAGTTAAGGAGTCTCCAATATTTAAATTTTTAACATTAAGTGTTTCAACCTCAGATGTGTCTAATTTTAACTCAGTAATTGGTTCTGTTGTTTCAGGTTGGTCTTGTTGTAAGGCAATATTTGTTAACTCTTCTTGTTTTATTCCAAGTTCAGTTGCAGTTTTGTCTAAGTTACCTATTCCTTCTTCTGTACCTATTTCATTCGGTGTGTATTCCTCTTCAGGTAGTACAAATGTCTGTTCTTCCGCTTTAGGTTCTATAAATGATTTAACAAATGCATCTTTGATTTTAGAAAACCTTCCTTTCTTTTCTTCTTCAGGTTTTTCTTCAGTTTCAACTTTTCCCTCTGATATAAATTTACCTAAAATACTTGGTTTTTTATCAAATAATCCTTCTTCAGTTTTTCCCTCAGGTTTACCTAACTCAATTTTAGATTCTTTTTCTAACCCTCCTATTTTTAACTCCGACATTTTTTGTAAACTACTTTCAAATCCTTTTAGTAGGTCTAATTTTGGCTCTTCCGTCTCTTCGGGTGTCTTTTCAACCGTTTGTGTTTTTAGTTCTTGTACAAAATTATTGAATTTTTCAAAAAATCCTTTTTTATCTTCTTCAGGTTTTCCTGCTACCTCATTTAGTAAAGGAAGTTCTTCAATTGTTTCAACGGGAGGTAACTCTCCAACATTTTCAGTTTGTTGTACTTGATTTAAAACTTCCGCAATTGGTTTAAATTGAGTTAAATCTAATCCTTCAAGTCCACCTATGTCCGCAAGTGCTGGTCCAACTTCCATAGTGAATGGTTCTACCATTCCTTCATCTTTAGTGCCCTTAACTTCAGGAGTACCTTTTACTTCAGGAGTTGTAATTGTTGGAGTAGGTACCGGTGCGGTTAAATTAATTCCTTCTTCAACTACAATCTTTCCTGTCCTAATTGTTTGACTTTCTATATCGTCAGGAAAAACAAATTCACTTTTTTCCTCTGTAATTGGTTTTTCTATAGTCAGAGAAGACGCTTTAATTTCTTGAGTATTAACTGAATCAGGAAATTCAAACTTCATTTCATCAGGGAACGTGAATTTTTCTCCTTTTTGTTCCTCAGTTTCCCCTGTAATTTTATCTTTTATTTTCCCTATTTTTTCTTCTGCGTTTTCTTTAGTCTCAGTAACCTTACCACCAAATTCACTTAGTTTACTTTCTAAATCCTTTTTGAATTTCTCAGTGTCAACTCCAATTAGTCCTCCAAAATTTTCAATAACTCCACCAAAACCTTTGAGAACTTCTTCTCCAATACTTTTTCCAGCTGCTTTTATAGAATTTAAAGCGTCCAGAGCGGCGGTTTTGTCATCTTCTTTGGTTTCTGTTTTAGTTGCAGCTATTAAATTATCTGTCGCTTTACTAATGTTAGTTGCAAGGTCATCAAAAGTTTTACTAAGTTTGTTATTTTCAGGCCCTAACTGTTTTTCTAAAGGTTCATTTATTGCTTTATTTACTGTTTGAACCGAGGACAATAGTGCAGGGCCAACTTTAGATGCTCCAACAAGTAATCCAGGTGCTGCCGCTAGTGCCTCATTTGCCTTTTTAATGTCCGTTAAAACATCAAGTTGACTCTGAGCAATTTGTTCAATGGTCTTTGGCTCCTTGTCTTCTTGTAAACCTGTAAGATATTCTTTTAAACCTTTGTCGTCACCCTTGAATTGGTCCATTACCTCTTGGATGGTCTTGGATACAGGTTTTCCGTCATCACCTATTTCTTCTGTTTGAATTTTGTATTCACCAGATTCATCCATTGTCGCCATATTGGCCACAAGTTCTTTGGTATCTTGGTCAACATCAAATCCCGAGAATGATATTTCAGAAAGTTTTTTGTCAAGGTCAGCAGTTCCAAGGGCCATTCTTTCAACTTCACCAATGTCCATTTGAAGCTCTCCGGCAATTTCTTTTAACTGCCTTTTAGCACTTGGCATTATTTGGAATGTCTTCGTCTTTTCGTCAAAAAAGGTGTATGTTTTAAACATCTCACCAAGTTGCTTCTGTAACTCAGGAACATTGTTTTGGGCAAGGTCCATAAGTTTCAATGGGTCAGTTAAATCAGATGTACTAGCTCCGAGTCTTTGTAAAGCTGAAGATAATTCAATTGCCCTTTCTGGAGACATTAAATCATCTGCCAAATTAAACGTGGAATCCATACTAACTCTTAGAGCCGTTGCCTTTGCCGCCATTCGAGCAAGTCCCTCAACCCCTCCTTGGAATCCAAACCTATTTAACTTATCTAAATTTCCAACTACTTTTTCTGATACTAATTTAGCGTTTACACCAAGACTGTTAGCCACATCCCTAACAACCAGCATTTCCTTACCGATGTCTTTTAAAGACATACCTGCGTTTAAGAATCCAGATTCAAGTTTTTCAACTCCTTGTCCTGAAACTTGAGCAGCCGCAAATAATTCTGTAGTAAGTTCTTGGGATAATGTTACATTTTTACCTAATTGTTTTAGAGTTTCAAGTTGGACTTGTAAAGCAGAATCGGCCTTACCTCCCATCTTAATAGTCTCTAAAGTTGCTCCAGCTAAATTTTTACGGATAGCCTCCGACATATTTTCGCCGGCACCCATTTGATTGACCAAAGAACGAAATCCTTGGTCCATTGCAACAATTCCTTGCTCAATTTTTACTACGGGTTTCTCAGCTAAATCCGCAATCCCTTTGAAGGATTCTTCAAAATTAAATAAGGTTGAACTTAATTCACCTTTATCTTCTTGTACTGGTCCAGTTTCTCCTTCTTGCATCATACTCTATAAATAATCAAAAAGTTATTTTTTTGGTGAATTATACTCGATAATTTTATCCACCAAATACCTTCTCTGATATATAGGTAACTTCATAAAATCAGAGTATGATGTATGTAAATACTTGCCCAACATATAATATTGGTCAAGAAGAGACAACATGTAATTAGAAGAAAGGGCGAAAAAACTCAGCCCCAAAGGCGATTTTAACCATTACCTTTTTTCCTGACGGGGCTGTTACTTCACGGTTTAAATCTATTTTTGGTTCATTAATATTCAAAAAGTTTTTGATATACTTAGAATCCATAATAGGCATTTGTTCAATGAATTTAGCAATTTCCCCTTTGTCTGAACTTCCATTTAATTCAACAATTTGTTTTGTGAGTCTCCATGTTGCCTTTGGAGCAATCATGTTGGATGGATATTCATCTGCCATTCTTTCGATATCAGTACTTTCACCATAAGATAATGGTTTCAACTTAACTGATGCTCCTGATTTAGGTAGTTTTGTAAGATAGTGACCGTTGTCATCGGGTTCTACTTCAGGTTTTCTAAATGATAATTCATCAAGTAAAACTGATTTTGAAAATTTAGTTCCTGTGTCAGGGTCAGTAAGACTAAAATTATATTCTGAACCAAAAGAAGTATTTCTTAAAAACAAAAGAATTGCCTCAATGTCACCCTCCAACATTTCAGAGGGATTCAAATCAGGTTCATATAGTTTGCTTCTAACAAGTCGTAATACAAGTTGTTCACCTGATAATTTACCGACACTACCAAGTAAGTTTTCATCAGCGGCGGTCAGATATCCAACTTTTACACTTTTTTTCTTACTTTTATAAAATTTACCTTGGCTAGGTAAAACAACCACGTCGTGTGGCAAATTAAAATTTTCTTGTCCTGCAATTTGTTCGTTCATAATTTATATTTTTTAACTAAAAAAAAATCCGCACAAAGTACGGATTTGTAAATAGTAATTGGAATTTTTTCTCGATTAGTATACAAGAACACAATAGTCAGGACGGAGAGTAGCAACAATCTTTGCCAAACCATCTTGACCATAATCAAGACCTTGGAAATCCACATCGGTTAGGAAAGTTCCTACCAATATCCATTTTTCTACAACAACGCCTGTTGGGTCCAAAAGTTGTAAAGTTACATCTTTCTTGTATCCAGCAGCGTAACCCATACGACCTGTTACTGATTCAGCGTGTAGACGCACCCACTCCATAAGAGCTTGAGCAGCTGAAGGTCCAATCGGGTCACGGAAAGTACAGTTGATAGTGCCCCATGTGTAGCGACCAGCAACGTATCTTTCAGTGTTTAGAAATGGAATTGGTGTTGAACCAATTGTGATTTTAGGTCTTGAAGTAGATTCTACATACCATTCGTTGATACCGAGTTCACTAGGGAAACTAAGTATGAACCTGTTCATCCTTTTGGGTTCATACGGTATCGGCATTTTCATCAGTAAATCAGCCATTTTCTTTTGTTTTTAATTTTCTTTTATTTTTATTATAAATAGTGTTAGTTTTAAATTTTTCTATTTACTTCCAAATTTTTTTTAACCAAACTTACACTAGTCTTACTTATAAGTATATTAATATTTCTTTTTTATACCTCCATGTGTAGAATACATTTGAATAATATTTTCTGGGTCATCTTTTAAAGCACTTTTCATTTTTTCCAAATTTCTTAAATCATCATCTGAAAATCCTATTGTTGGTACAAATTTATTGCTTACATCATTTTTTAGGTAAGGAGTCTGCCCAAGTTTTTTTGACATACCCATTACATACCTTTGAAACTCTTTAATTGCGTCGACTTTTCCTTGTTCAGGATTTTGTGCTGAGCCGGCTCCGTGTGTTACAGGATAATACTTATTCATATTCATGTAATATTCCACAAGTTCTGAGTCACTTAATTCGTCTTCTCCCGCAATCTCTCTATACTTCTTCAAATTTCTAACCAATTCTTTTTTTGATAGTCCTTTATATCCTACCTCTATAAGGTTCTCTATTGCTTGTTTGAGTGTCTCTGGTGAGTGTCCTCTTGCGGTTATTATAGAAAAAATTGAACCTCCATTAATACATTCCACAAAATCATCCCAAGCAGGACCAGGTTTTGCAAGTAATGAATCAATTATAAATTTTTTATTACCAGCGTCTGAAAAGTTTCTAAAGGGATTTTCCGCAAAACCAACTATAGTTTTACCTTTATATTCAAAATCTTTTTTGCCTACGTCAACTCTATGCTCTGCAAAATCTTCTGTTCCCATACCGACTTCATTACCTTCAGAGTCCATTAACATAATTTTTGTTGGCATATACATTAAATTATCATCCCAGTCAAAAGCATAATATTTTAAATCAGGAGTTAATTCTTCAGTAAAACCTTCTGTAATTATTAATTTCATATATTATAAATATATTAAAAATAAAAAACCCCCGTTTCCGAGGGTTTTTAAATTTATTTTTGTTTCTATTAGATATTTTCAAAACTTGCTCCTTGTGGAGTAATTACGAATTCAATGTCAATAAATTCAAGAGCCTTAGTTGGCTTCAAGAATATACGTCCTGACATTTGGTTAGAATCAAAATCCGCCGGGTCATTTGATACAGTTACACGGAAGTCTGTAATACCTCTGTCTCTACGGATAGCATCCAAGATTGGGTTTACAGAATCCAAGAACTGTTGTCTTACAACTGCGTCGTTTTGTTCGAACAACAATCTGATAGCGACTGCTGAAATAAGCTTACGAGCTTGTAACAACAATCTTCTAACGTTAATTCTATCAAGAGGACTTTCTCTCACCTGAAGTGTCTTATTACCCCAAATTACAGTACCAACGTCGTTGAATGTTGCAATTGGGTTAAGTCTTCCTTGGTAAAGAGTATCTCTATCAAGTTGTGTCAGTCTACGTCTTGCTCTTACTGAGTTAACAATACCTCTTGTGTAACCCGCAGTTGCGAACCATGGGAAGGCAATGTTGTCAGTTAATGCTAAGTTACGACAAACTTCCGCAGTTGGTGGAATGTAGATTTGAGTGTTGAACACACTGTCACGAGTCAATACCCATGGGTAGTAAGTAACAGTGTAGTTTGAATCAAATCCAGTGTCTGCAAGTGTGTCAACCGCATCTTGAGGATAAATAAAGTTGTCCATAGAAGATGATGGTTGTAACAAATCAAAGTCAGGAGTTGTTGCAACATAGATTGAGTCAGCTCTATCAATTTCAACCATATCAATCGCAGCTCTCACAAGTGACTCGTTATTAACATAGTCAATACCAGGTGTTACAAGAACGTTGATGTTGATAATTGCCGGATTGTTAAGAGTTTCAAAACCAATCTTATATGCGTAGTAGTCAGTATTAGCGTAGTCAGCTGTATTATCTTCTACAGTAATTTGTCTGAACGCACCCCAACCTGTTGAATTTGGGTAAGGTTGACATCCTGCCTGTGCTCCAAACAAGTAACCTGACTTACCGAGTACGTAATTATCTCCGTTTGTTCTGTACTCACGGTAGATATCCCAACCATCAAAACCACCTGCCGGAAGAACTGTAAACTTACGAGAATAAGTTCTGTAATAAGGGTCATTTGAATCTATTGGGTCATTTTGGAAAGTAGTTATACCTGTCTCAAAAGCTGTTTGACCTGAGTTTACATATACTGATGAAATTAAAACAACAGACGCCCCACTATCCATGTGGAAACCTTTAGTTTGTTTGTTCCAAGAAGTGTAAACTTGTTCAGTACATGTATAAGCTGTAGGATTTTGTTTACCTTTGTATTCAAAGAAATTAGAGTCCCAACCAACAGAAGTACTAAAACCTAAGTATGTTCTTCTTACATTATCTCCTGAACTAATGATTGTATTATCATTACCATTAGATAATCCAAATGGAGGATTACTTACAGTTTCACCAGGAAACGCATATTTAGTTTTGTAAACAGGAAACACTTCTGTAAATGCTGCGTTGTTAGAAGAATCATAAGTTCTAACAGTATAACCTTCAAATCCACAAGGAATTGCATCCGCAGGTGCGTCTTCATTAACCTCTAACATAATATATTTAGAGTTAATCGCGTATTCACCGTCAGCAGTACCAACTTTCTTAGCAATGTAGTTATTTTGTGATGGGTCCATTGTACAGTTAGTATATTTTTCAATAACAACTGGATTTTGGTCAGTATCAAAATAATCTCTAACTAAAAGGTCAAATGTTAATCCATCAAAACTCATGTTAGCCAATGAAACTTTAACTTCTCTGTTTGCAGCGTTACCGTCAGAAATAGTTATATATCGGAACAACTGATATACAGTGTTACCGCGAAGTTCAGATACAATCCATGGAGAAAATGCTGTCTGATATCTTTCCAAATAGTTACCTAAAGACAACGCATTACCAGGAGCTGCTGATGCCGCTCTTTCATTTGCGATGAAATTAGGATTAATACCTCTTATGGCTCCTTGTCCGTATGAGTAATTCAATAATGTTGGGAAGTATTCTTCAACAAATAAAGGAACGTCAACTCTATTCTTTTGGAAGTTACCTGTACCAAATACCTTACCAATAAAGCTAGTCTTTGTATCATCTAATGACGCTTCAAAACTAAACGTGTTACCGTCTTTATCTGTACCTGTAACTCCAAATTCCGCAAAAGGATTAGATTGTGCATCAACATAACTACCTGTTGTTACTAAAGTTGAGTCTCCAGTGCCTGAAACTTGGTAAAGTGGACCGTTTTGAGTTGTTGTGTATTCAGTAATACCTCTTGAACGAAGAGTTGCAAGAATTGTATTGTTGTATCCTGAATAGGTACCCATAGTACCAGTAAATGAAAATAATCCGCCTTCTAATGTACCTGATGCCACTCCAGAAACTCCTGGTGCTAAATCAAGTGTTCTAAAGTAAAAAGAATATCCACTATAATTTATTGAGGTTACTGCGTCTATTGGATTGAATGCTCCAAAATACCAAGCGTCATTTTCAGTATCAGTCAAAGTAACGGCACTGAATGATAATTCAGGAATATCAAATGCATTAGTTGTAACCCCAGTCCAATCAATTCCAGGAGTCGACCCTGTACCTAAAGCTCCCCATACAACTGCGTTTGCACCTGTACCAGTGATTGTAGTTTCATTTAAAAGGAACGCATCAACATC